GGTCGCAGGCCTGCTGCTCCCGGTAAAGCCTCGCAGCCTCAGCTCCGGCGCACACGTGGCAGTCAGGCGCGCCGCAATCGCGAAGACGGCAGCCGCGCATCGGTCGCGTCAAGTGCGTGCTCACAGCTTCTGGTATTCGTGCCATGTCATGCCGCTCGCTTCGTTGGTGCAGACCCGGATTGCGCTGTGACGCTTGCTTCCGGGAGTCTTGAACCACTCGCCGCGCACCGTTTGCGCAGCCGGAGCCGCAAGCACGAGGAGGGCGGCGAACTTGATCCACGTCCTAGGGTGACCGGCGTCCCACACGATGCGGGCGCGTCCGTCTTTGATTTCGATCACCGTGCCCTTGCGGCCTCCCTTGTAGCCACTGGCGATGCGTTCGATTTTGGTTCCGATTTGGATGCTGCTGGTGTTGCTCATGGGTCGAATCTAGCGGGCGTCGTCCGTGCGTCAACAATATTTATTTTTATTTCAGGGGGTGGTTTTCGCGAGTCTCGCGGCATACGTGGCGATCCAGTCATGCACCGGCTTGCCTTTGATGAGCCATCCGCATCTTTGCATCGAGGCGAAGAAGTTGCCGTCATAATCAGGATTCGGTTCTACGCCGTGCTGTTTGAGCGTCTCGTGCATCGCCTCCACCGAAGTCGGATACGGATGCAGTGGCTTTTTTTCTCCGAAAAACAATCGGTGCTTTGCAAAAGCACCCTTTGTATTCTCTGAAGAAGTCTTTGCGGTAGTCTTTGTCTTTAGGGGAACTTCCCGTTTCGTCCACTTCCCATCTTCCCGTTTGGGTAACTTTGATGTTTCCATTTGGGCTACTTCGGCGAGGCGGTCGAGTTCTTCGGTGCGGATTCGGTAATACTTCCGGCGACTCACCCGGCCCTCGGGTTGAATCGTCTCGATCAGGTTCAGGCGCGAAAGGTTTGCCATCGCCTTTCGGATAATCTTCTCAGTCCAAAACGGAAAATACTGCCAGCGCCAATCTTCCGCCGTGTTGAAAATCCATTGCTTTTCCTCGATGCGACGACCGAAGCGCGGATCGCGCAAAAGGTAGTGAAGCTGCTGAAGGACGATGGCTTCGTGAAGCCCGATGACGAGCGCGAGACTTGGCAGGACTTGAAGCGGGGGTTCTTCGATGATGAGCTTTGACATGGACAAAAGGTGCCTTCCCTGCGTCGCACCCTTGGCGAATACCAAGGCGCAGGGAAGGCGATGAAAAAACTTTTGAGCCGGTGCGATTCGGCGCGTCGCCGTGATTGGTGACGCGGGGAGTATTGCACCGGCACGGCGCGCTGGCAAGGGGATTCTGCCGTAGCGGCTTTTTTCGACTACGGTGCGCCGAGCGTAAGCGTCGCAAGCCACCGTCAGCCACCGTCAGCCGTGGCGGATTACTGTCAGCATGAAATCGTGCAAGCGGTGTTTCATTGCGCGGCGTAGCTACCCCGCAAGTCAACACTTTACGCACGGCCTGAAAAATACTTTGAAAAAATGCTTGCGCGCTTTCAAGTGCGGGCCTAGCTTGCATCCAACGCAAGGCACCACGCCGAGCGACAACAACCCGACAAACCCGACAAAATGAACGCATCACTTCCCTCTATGAGCCTCACAATGACACCCCGCGAACAGCGTGAGCATCTTTTCGCCATCCGCGAACAGGATGCGCCTTCACCCTACACGCTCGCACGCACTCCCGCTATGCCGTCCGATTCCATCATCATCGCCACTCTGATTGACGCCATGTCCCGCCGCAGCGAAAGCGGCGAACTCTACACCGCCCGCGAGGTGCTGTGCCATCTACGCGGTGCCGCTGACATGCACGACTCCGCGCTGTCCGCCAAGATTGGCGCATACCTCGACGAAAGCCGCGCGGCGCACGTTGCGCTGATTTGCAAATGACACGCGGAGGCAAACGTCCCGGCAGTGGCCGCAAGCGCAAGCCCGCGCCCGTGGCGCTGTGTATGCGCCTCTCGCCGGAATTGCACGCCGCTTGGCTCGCGCGCAAGGGCACGACTAGCGGGCCGAAACTTTTGAAACACCTACTCGAATTATGAGAGACTCACATGGCCGCTAAACGCAAACCCGATGCCGCGCCGGATGCCGTGCAGGAACTCGCCGCGCCTGCCGTGCTCAAGCGGCTGCAAATGTCCGCTGCCAAATTTGCCGCGCAGGAGGACGACGCGGAGGCTCGCCTTGACGCGCTTCGCTCGCTATCGCCAAACGCCGCCGAGACGCAGGAAAACAAAGGCGCGATTGCCCGCGCCGAGTGCGATCTGCTCAACGCGCGCGACAACTTCAACAAGACGGCCAAGGCGTTGCTGAATTACGACCGTGGCGTTGCAATCGAGCGCAAGGAGGGCGAGAAGGCCAGCATCGAAGAATGCCGGGAATGGATAAAGCACATTCTCGATTGCGTGCAAATCGCGCACCAAAAGTGCCGGATCACGATGGCGCAAGTGGCAGCAAAAGCAAACTCGCCGGAGGATTTTGTTGCTGCCACGGATGGCTCATTCAGTGCGGAGGTCAAGAACGCGATTAGCTCCGCGCTGGAGGACGGCGTGCTGCCGAAGTTTATTGGCGCATGAAAAGATATTGGAGCACGCAGCAGCCCCGCGAAATGACAGCGGACGAGGCCAAAGAGTGGCACGCGTTTGACGCGAAATTGACACCTCATGACATCATCGAAATGCAGACGATTGACCGTGACTGCAATGACTGCGCGCACTTTAAGCGTGGGGCGATTGTGGACGAAATCCCTGCTCTTTTTCCGAAAGGCGGCACGCTGCACCTTGGCGCGGGGAAATACTTCGATGGCCATTGTGCAAAGCTCGACAAGCCAACGCGAGCATTCCCGACTCAATACAGCGGACGGGAATGTTTTGAACATCGGCGCGCAAATTTAATCGCATGAGCACGCTACAATTCGCCGCAGAAAACATCGTTTTTGAGAAGTTGTCCCTCTACACCGGGCGCTTCAATATCGAGCACTACAAGCGCCTGCGCGCCCCGCTCGCGGCCAATGACGACATCCGCACAAAGCGGCTCGTCATGCTTGCGGCGGCGGGCTGCATGAAAACGGTGGCGCTGCAAATTTGCATCGCGCACCACATCGCGCGCGTAGGTGGCGACTGCAAATTCTTCGCGCAGAATGACGACAAGGGCGACACATGGAGCCAAGATCGCGGACAGCCTTTTATCCTCCCGATTCCAGAATGCAGACGGCTGCTCAAAATGAGCATCACGGAACGCGGGCGAGTGACAAAATCGAAGTGGTATTTTCGGAATTGCACGTTCCACATTTCCGGCCCGTCGAAAGCACAGAGGCAGACCGACCAGTTGCAAACCGTATGGATTGACGAGGCGCATTTGCCCGATTCATTCGAGGACGGCGCGCTGAAAGAAATCGAAGATCGAATTCAAAGCGCGGGCTGGCTTGGCAAGGCGGTCTATGGCACCACGGCACCGGATGACGGGCGCGAGATTGCGCAGTTTTTTCTCGCCGGGCCGCAGAATGAGTATCACTGGAAATGCCCCAAGTGCGCGAAGCTCATTTGGCCGTTGTGGAGGGAAGTGACGCCGACGCAAAAGCACGCGGTGGAGGTTTACGGGAAGGACGTTTTCCTTTGGGATGAGACACCGGACAAGAAGCCGATTGTCGAATCCATTCGCGCCCGATGCCCTCACTGCGACGCCATATTTCACGACACGACACAGGATCGGGAATCACTGTGCGGCGATGACTACGTGCCGATGAACCCGAACCCGCAGCCGGGGACTGACTCGTATCGATGGAATGTTTTCTCCGTTCCCGAACTGGAATGGAAATCCACGCTGCAAAAATACGTTGAGGCAATCGAATATGCCTTGCTCGGCAATTTGGACGTGATGGAGAATTTCGTGAAGAAGCAGATTTGCGGAATCTGGACGCCGACCATGCCATCGCTCGGCGACGCCAAGGGCAATCGTGACTACCGGCTCGGAGACGTGTGGCAGTCGGGGGGTGATACATTGCGTGTCTTATCCTGCGACCCGCAGGCAGGCAAGGCTGGCGAACCCGCGCACCGGCACGCGCTTGTGACGGAATGGGACAGGAAGGGCAACTCCCGGCGCGTGTGCTACCGGCGAATTGACACGGCGGCGCAGCTTCACGAAATGGCCGCTGAGTTTGGCGTGCAGGAAGGCAAGCCTGGCAAAAATTCGCACGTCATAATTGACAGCGGACACGAACCCCGCCGCACGTTTCGGGAGTGCGGGCAGTTCGGATGGTATGCGTTCAAGGGGAGCGACCTCCAGCAGTTCCACGCCGTCAAACAGGGCATCGGCGTGGACGCGATGAACGTCACTCATCCCATGCCATATTCGCAGCCGGAGCCGCAATCCGGCATCGTCGGCGAGGCACTGCCAAAAAGCGCACGCAAGGTCAAGGTTGGCCGTTTGCCGGAGGGCTGGGCATATTGCATTACGTCGCACAATCCAGAGCTTTATGGCTACCTCTACGCGCTTATCACGGGCGCATCGGGCCGCTATTTCGGCATTGCCAGCGATATGCCAGAGTGCTACGCGAAAAACATGCCGGGCTTCATGCCGCTAATCGAACCGGATAAAAAGACAGCGACGGTCAAGAAAATCGTGTGGAAGAAAATCCGCGAGGATCACTATTGGGATTTAGAGGTGATGGCACTCGTCATTGCGATTCGCAGCGGCTTCTTTCCTCTCGGCAAAGAATCCGAGATTGACACGCCGCCGCCGCCCGTGTAAATACACGGCAAACCATGCCATCTCCGCAACGCCTTTATCGCCATTATTCCACGCCGGATTTGGCGGCTGCGTTCGCGACGGCCAAGAAGGAACTGGAGGAGTGCTGGCAGTCTCTTGGCGGAGGCGCGAAGAGCGGCACGAAGGCCGTCACGGAGGCCAAGTTGAGGCTGCACGAAATCAACGCTGAAATGGATTTTCGGGCGGGCATTGTGACGACGAAAAAAGTGAACATGGATTTGACCGGATACAAATGAGCAAGCGCAACCGATACCAGAAACACACGGCAACACTTGAGCGGTCAAAGCGCAGCGGCCTCGCGCTCGCTTCGATGGCGAGCTACGACGGCGCGATGCCCGACAAGACACGGATGATGTCGAGTCGCATCGGCACGAACCCCAACTCGGCATACGCGCAGCAGCAGCGCGTGACGCTTATGTGGCAGGCCGAGGACCTAGTGAAGAACAGCGACTGGGTTTCCGTTTGCTATTCGCTGAAACAATACTGCCAGCCGATTGGCTACCTCGCGCAGACCGGCGATCCGGCGCTCGATAGCGAGGTGAACCAATACATGCGGGAAGTGATGAAACGCGGCGGCATTAACCAGTCCGCGCTTTCCGCTTTTTCGTGCGCCGCACACGTTGAAATGCCAGTGCGCGGTGATTCGATTCTGGAGCGGTATGACGACGAAACGCAGCTTCGTTTCATCGTTCGGTGCGCCGATCAAATTGGCGAGCTTTACCGCTTTGTGAATCCCGCCAGCTACGGTGCCGAGGCATTCGTGCAGCCGCCCGCGCCATCCGTGCGCTACATCGCCGGAATTTTCCTCGCGCCAAACGGGATGAATGAAGCGTTCAAAATTTACGAGCGCGGATACAATCAGACCTATCTCAACCCGCAAATCGTCCCGGCGTGCAACGTCATTTATTTCCAAGACAACCTATTCGACGGGCATCGCGGAGTGACCAAGTTTGCGCCTGCAATTCAGTCTATCCAGAAGCGGAATAAAATCTGGCAAAGCGGGATGGACAGCATGGCCATTCAGTCGAAAATTGCAGCCATCGCCAGCAACGCCAGCGGCTCGCCAGACCCGCTCGACTACGAGACGACCACGAACTCAGACGGCACCATCACCTACACGGAAAAGATGGCAGACGGCGCGGTGGTGAAATACCAGTTCAGCGACGGCGACTCGTATCAGTTCATGAAGTCGGAAGCTCCGGGGCCCGCGCTTTTGCAGGGGCTTGACTACTCCGACGAACGTACATGCCTTTCGCTCGGCTTCCCTAAGGCATTCCTGATTTCCGCACGCGACGGCGGCGGCGCTCCTACGCGATTCGACATGAGCCGCGCAGGGCGGGAAATCATGCGCCTTCGCAATGACGTGTATTTGCCGCGCTTGGAAAAGATGGCATACCTTTTCTTGATGGACGGCATCGCGCGCAAAAAGCTACCCGCTCGCGCTGGCGTGCTCAACGGGCACTGGCACTGGCCTTCGCTGCCCACGGCAGACGCATTCCGGGACGACAAAAGCGACGTGGAAGCGATGCGCGCGGGCCTCACGACGCGCACGGCAATCATCGCCAAGAATGGCGACGGCACGTTCGAGGACGTGCTTGCGCGCGGCACGCAGGAAGCCATTGCCATCGAAATGGCAACGCAGGACGCGAACCGGGAGCTTGTGCGGCGCGGATACAAGCCCACCGTGGCAGACCTGAACATCGCGCAGGACACGCCGAACCCCGCACAGCAACCGCAACCCGCGCCAGATGCGAACAAACCGCAAGGCCAGGCTCCTGCGAACGCTACGGCGGCACTGGCATTCGACGAATCGAAATGAAGCCTATCCCGCACACGCAGATTGCAAAGCTCCGCGCGTCGCGAGACGTGCGCGCAAAGGAGCTAGCCGGGGAGCTAGGCGTTCATCCAGTGCATCTATCCTACGTGGAAAACGGACGCAGGCAAAGCGCAAGCCTAGTGCAACGCGCGGTGGCATTTCTCTCGGCGATTCCCGCGAAAAGATAACGCGTTAAGCGTCGCCGCTTTACGTCATAGCATGGCCGCGCTAGACATGCGCCGTGCTCGCAACCTTTCAAGCAACTTTTCGTAAACCGGAAATCACGGCGGATGATCGCGCCGCTGGAATCATTCGCGGCGTGTATGTGATGGAGCTTGGAAAGCTCGCGCAGTTTTCCGCCCGCAGGGACGACGGCACGAAAACGCATAGGGCCGTAACGCTCGACGATGCCCACCTTGCCGCTTTGATGAACCACGCGGGCAATCGCAGCATCCCGGTTCACATGACGCATTCCCACACGTCCAAGGAACAGGACGGGCTTGTGACGAAGGCTGGCGCGCTGAAAGGATTTTACCGCGACGATTCCAAAAACCTCCGCGCTGATTTGCATCTTGCTCCCGGCGCAACTCGCGAGACGGCGCTTTGGCACGCGGAGAATGACCCTGAGAATTTCATGCTCTCGGCGGTTTATTCGTTTCTTCCTGATGACCCGCTTTGCATCCCGCAGGATTTTCAAGCCGCTGACCTTGTGGAAAAGGGCGCGGGTGTCACTGCACTTCTCGCAGCCGATTTAACTACCTCACCTATGGACGAAACCACCACACCTAATGTTGACGACCTGCTCTCTAAGTTGAGCACGGCTTGTCAGGCCGACCCGCACACGCTCGCCGCAGTAAAGGCGATGCTCAAATCCATCGAAAAGGCTGACAAGCCCGAAGATGAAACCGAAGTCACGGAAGTCGTGGAAACCCCGAACGATGACGCCGGAGCCGTCGCAGCTATGGCCGCGCTGGAAAAGAAGTTTGAGGCTCGCCTCACCGCGCAGCTTGCCGACTTCACGAAGGCGCAGGAGAAATCCAAAGCTGATTTGCTCATCGAAGCCAAGGCGCAAATCATCGCGGAACTCGGAAGCGTCAAGGTTCCCGCTGAAAAATCCAAGGCCGAAACCGCGCTTTTCGGTATGCAGAAAGTCAAAGCAGCAATCACCGCACAACTCGAAAAACAGAAAAACTAACCACCCACAAAAATGGCATATTCCTACCTCACCATGCTCGACCTCGCGAAGGTCAACGGCTCCGACCAGACCGTTGGACTTATCGAGGAAAACCTGAACGCCGCACCAGAAGCTGCAATCCTTCCCGCGCGTCAAGTTTCTGGCACTTCGTTCAAGTCGCTCGTCCGCACCGCTTATCCTTCTGGCGCTTTCCGCTCCGCGAACGAAGGCGTTGAGCCGGTTAAGAGCACCTACCTCAACCGGACGCATGAGACGTTCTACTACGACCTGCAACTCGAAATGGACGCTGCTATCGCCAGCGCCGACGAGAATGGCCCTGAGCACGCCCTCGCGATGGAAGCGGACGGCGCGGCGCGCGGCTACATGCTCGACATCGGGCCGCAAGTCTGGTATGGACGCGGCACGAACGGCGACGCCAAAGGCTTTCCCGGCGCGAAGGAAGTTGTTGATTCCGACCTTGTGCTCGACGCCACTGGCAACACGGCTGACACCGGAAGCTCCGTGTGGGCTATCTGCGCGATGCCTAAGTTTTTTGAGCTTATTTTCGGCAAGAACACCGTGCTCGAAGTCGGCGAATGGCGCAAGCAGACCATCACGCGCAGCTCCAAGGAACTGACCGCGTGGAAGAACAGCCTCGAAGGATGGGTGGGCGCGGCGTTCTATAGCAAATTCGCAGTCGGCCAGATTAAGAATCTGACCGCGCAGAGCGGAAAGACGCTCACCGACTCGCTGCTTTCGCAGCTCGTCCAGAAGTTCCCGATTGGCGTGAAGCCGACGCACTTCTTCATGAATCGCCGCTCGCGCCAGCAGTTGCAGGCGTCGCGCACGGTTACTCTGTTCGGACAGGGCACTACCCGCCCGAATCAGGAGCTTCTCGCGCCGATTCCCGACAGCTATGACGGCATCCCGATTATCTGCACGGACTCCATCCTGAGCACCGAAGCAATCGCTTAACCTCAACCACTAACTAACACACCATCATGGCTAACGAATTCGGACGTAATATTCAAGACGCGGTTTTTACCACGTCTAAGGCGCTCCCCGCAGCATCGGCAACCAATGTCTCTGACTCCTTCGACCTCGGCAATGTCGGGTTCAAGCCGGAGGAACTGGAAGTCGAAATCAGTGTGCCAGCAATGGCGCTCCACGTCACCGCGAACAACACGACGATCACGCTCCACGACAGCGCGGACAATTCCAGCTTCGCTGAAGTTGTCCCGATGACGCAGGTGAAGGTTCTCGGCGTTGTCAGCACTGGCAGCG